ACGAAGTCCGCAGATTTGTTGTCCTTGAGATAGTCGCAGGCATCCTTATAGGGCTTGGACATCTTCATGATCTTGACCTTGCTACCAAACAGATCAGCAACGGCTAAAGCCGCCTCTTGACCAGGTTCATCAGCATCAAAGGCAAGCACCACAGTCTCAAAGCTGTCGATATACTCAAACTGTGCTTGGCAGTCCTTTACAGCCGACTGTGCCCCATTCTTGATTGACACCACAGGGTACAATGAGCCGGTCATCTGAAAAGCCGCCAAGGCATCTAATTCGCCCTCACAGATGGTTAGATATTTACCACCGGCAGGATACCGATTCTGCCCAAACAAGGTAGCCTCTTTAATGTTGCCTTGAGACCTGAATTGCTTGTCAGCCACGGATCTGACCTTGAAAGCCACTTCAGTACCTCGGTCATCACAGTAGGGATAATAATGCTCTGTCCCTGTTTGTCTGACACCATAAGCCTCACAAGTGGCTTTAGTGATACCTCGCTCAGGTATGCTGAGGAATTGACCGCTAATGCCCTTTAGAGGCTCTACAACGGGTTTCTGTGTCATCGGTAGTACCTTACCCCTTCCTTGGTCAGAGAAGCCCTCTGAGAGCGTTTTAGAAGCTTTGTGGCACACAAAACAATAGGTGCTGTCATCTGAATAGACTGCCCTACCGTCTGAAGAGCCACAATCAGGACACTCAGTATGCCTTACAAACCTGTTTTTAGATTGAGTTAGCATTGATCCTAATCCTTTCCTGAGCCAATTGATCCAATATTGCCAAGAGGGCAACACAATTGCCAGATTCTGGCTTAGTGCGCTTCAAAGCCTCATAAACATCGTTGAGCAAAGTCTCAATGTCAGTAGAACCATGCGCTAATAGGTCAACACAATCGGAAACACAAAACCAATATATTCGTTCTAAGTCATCATTTTGCATCTAGTCCTACCTTTCTTTATTGCCTCTATAGAGTAAAGATTTAAATACTTATTAAAGTCTTCTTTCATAATAGACTATTTAGTCAATATAGTCTTTAATAGCAAGAATCGTGCCAACCCTCACCTGTCCCGCCATTGATCGTCAGAATAGTCCTCAATATCGAAATTACCCGCTAATGGGTCTAAATCGCTCTCTGTGCCTTCGTCTGTTTCGTCGGCCTCAGACATCAAGGAAACATTACCGACGGCTACAAGGTCTGTTTTAATCGATTTAAGGCATTGTTTGCACATAGAGAGATAGTCCCTAGTGTAAACTGACCTGATTGTGGTCTCATAGTCCGTCAATGCTTCGTTACAGGATCGGCATCTCATGGTGTCACCTTTTTAAGACACAGAGCATCAAAGGCACTCATCGATTCGCTAAAATAAGTATCTCTCAATAGATCCTTTTCATATGCTAGCTGTAGCCTTTTCTCATCTTCGGCTTTCACGACATAATAGGCGAATTCGATTAAATCGTCTTCGCTACCATGCCAATTCCCGAAATCGCTGTAATCTAGCCTATCGTCTAAAATCTCTACTACTTCCTCGTTAGTTAGTAACATGATAAAACCTCCCTTTGTTTATTGGTAAAGTTAGAGAGCCTTGATTCTATCAGGGCTTCATGCACAGATGCAACAGCAAAGGCATCGAAGCCGCCAATGTGCCATCGATAAGGCCCTAGCGGTATGTGATCTAGTTTCCAATCGTAGACTGTAGCGACTGAGCCATCATCGAATTCTATGAACCATTCGGCGTTAGTCTTATCGCCTATGAATACAGTAGGCGCACCGAAACAGCGACACAATTCGTCATAAGTGGCGTTGACATAGCCACGCAGACTGCTCATGTTAGTCTGATCTGCACTGCATTGTTTGTGCTTCATTCTTGCCCCTTATGTCATTAGGATAGCTTTTAATTGCGGAATCGATAACCCCGTTATAGCGGATAACTGCGCTAAAGTCATATTCCAATTGTTATCATACAATTCTTTAATCTCTTCGTTAGTCATTGTAATCCCCTTATCGTTCGAAAGCGTCTAGAAAATCGTTCACTGCATTCTCGACTGTTTCACCCTCATAGGATGTGCCAATTATGTCAGCACAATCCTCATCGGTGAACTCATAGCCTAGTGATGAAGCATAGGCTTTAATCTCTTCGTTAGTCATTGTAATCCCCTTAGTCTAGATCCCATGGCTTCATCACAATGATGACACCGGCACAGCCTAGCAAAAGTACAGCAATACTTGCATATTCTAGCATAGTCATTTTAAAACCCCTATTCTAAGGCCAATATTAGCCCCATAGTGTCCCTGCTATAGAGACACTATAGGATAACACTGATCAATCTAGTCTATCGCCTGCAGTGGCCTGTATTCCATTCTCACGCAATACTTTAGCATATGCGCCGGCGAATGCGGCTTTACGATCCACTGATTGTCCGAATTGACTAACCCAATACGTCACGCCGCCCCCATACATGGGACGCATTAGGCCTTGTTTTTTCGCCCATATTGCGAAGCTTGAATTAGCAGGCCGCACAGTAACCCATGCGAATCCGCAGGCCCCGTCATCTATCCGATCAATAGGGATTCCCTGATCTATGACGTACATGGGAATCGGCATTGCACTTTTGCCGGCCTCTATGCCGGCCTGATAAGCTTTATCGACAATGTCCTGAAAATCGGCATAGCGTGACATTCTAGCGGCCTTCTCGGCCCTAATCTTTTCCCGTAATGATGCATATTCCATTTAGATCCCCTTAGTTAAAAAGTACACGATTCGATTGTAAATATCGGCCTTAGATCGATAATAAAAATAGTCATTCTCTGAAGGCCTGAAGTTTTCCCATTTATTCCAATTATGTCGCTGTAATATGTCAAAAAACAATTTCCCCGGTTCACGATAGTGCGCTATGAACCCGGCATGGTTATAGTGTGCGATAAACCCCGAGCATAGGTAGAGATATTTATAGGCCTGCTTCGATAGCTTTTCAGGATCTTTAATGGCCTTGATCACGTTATTGACTATCATAGTCTTTTGTCTTTCGGTGTACGGTGTAAGCATAGTAAACCCCTAAGTTAAAGTTAAAATTATGCCGCTAATGCAATCGGAAAAACCTTTTTAGCTGGATCGATAACGAAGCCAGTGTTATCCTTTTTAGCTTGACCCTTAGCATACAAGGCCACAATTACACCTTTCGGGTCAATGTGTCGAATGTCACTATTATCGCCGTCTACGCAGTCCAGCCCCATAAACTTAGCGGGAATGTCCGCACGTTTGCGAAATACAGCGGCGATTCTCATACCCGCATTAATGGCCTGAGTGACGTACTTTTGAAACCCTAACACACCCGAATATGAGAATGTTAGATCATAGTTAGCCGGTAGATTATGGCGTGACGGTATTTTAGTGTAGTCATAAAATTGCACGTCCGGGAATAAGGCCATTAGATTAGCGTATTCAATGCCGCTATCAGTAACGGGAATGTTTTCCCATTTAATGTCACTAGTACCATTGAGCCGTACTAATGGCACCATGTTAGCTTTAGCGGCCTTTTTAACTAGCCTGCGAATGTCTTTCGCTAATAATTGCATAAACTCGGTGCGATACTCAAAAAAAGCTTTAGCCTTGCGAATACGTGCTAGCTTAACGTTACTCATTGCGCCACGCCCGGCTGTATAGAGACAAGCTTTATCGCACTGTGCAATCACAGCCATTGGGCACACGTTATGGCCTGAGATCGCTACCGGCGCAATATATAGAATGCCCGTCATGAATCCGAATTCTTGACCCTTGACTGTCTTAGCATTGGAATCGATTGTTAGTAGTGTTTTGTTTTGCATGGTGTAGCCCCTTAGTAGGTTAGTTAGTGATTGAATTACAAGTGTTAGTCTACCCGTTTAACGGATTAGTGGCACTAAAAAGCATTAGGGAAAACCCTTATCTTGATTAGTCTACTCAGGTATTCAGGGATGCACTATAATGGTGCAATGCGGCATAGGCTGGGTAGACTAGGATGCACTGAAATGGTGCAACACAGCCCCATATACTGCACTGCAACATAGCCTGCACAGACCTGGCATGATTCTTGCATAGGCAAACACTGTGCCATGCTGCATAGCAACACAGTCAGCGAAGTAAGCACTAACTAACATGACAGGGGGGGTGGGGTAGTGGCAATGTAGATAATATTGTTGAACCCGCTTAGATACAAGAAAAGCAGAATTAGCAAGAAAGGAGGATACAAAAAAGAGCAAAATAGACCTTTGTTGCTTATAAGAAAAAGAGCATAAGAATCAATTACTTATCTATTTTCCTGCATAGGCTAAACAGGGCAATGAAATCAGTGCTGGAATCTGTGCATTGCGAAGGCCTGAGCAGGCACTGTGTAGTCACTAAAGAGACTATAAAAAAAGGACTTGACAAAATAGCAAAAATGTGCTATAGTCCTCTATATTGATAGCACTGAGACAACAAGTACTAGGTTGTGCCTTAAAAAAAACATACATTAACAACTAACCTTAGGTTTTGTGTTTTCTGTGCTGATCTATATTGGAGAGAAACTTGGAAACAAAAGACCAAGATATTGTTCTTGTGTCTTCTTCCACCGATGCCCCTTCTATGCCTACACAGAATACGGTTTCTGTGTTACCTAAGAAGAACCCTAGAGGTGCAGGTCGTCCGAAGAAGGCTGCTATTGAGGCAAAGAAAAAGAGGGCTGTGTTAGGAAGACCTCCTGGTGAAGCTGCACGCATAAGAGAATTTCATGCGAGGCTCTTAACCACAAAGGGTGACACGATCATCCAAACGATTATTAACAAAGCCTTGGACCCTACCGACAAAGACCAAGCAGCGATGTTAAAGATGTGTGCTGATAGATTGTTGCCTTTGTCTTATTTTGAAAAGCACGGTGCAGCTAGTAAGGCAGGTATCACAATAAACATTTCTGGTGTCACTGATGCCAAGGTAGAGGCAGACACCATTGATGCTGAAGACGTAGACTATGAATCTGGACATTAAGTTATTGCCTTGGCAGCAACAGGTGTGGAATGACCAGAGCAGGTTTAAGGTGGTCGCAGCAGGCCGTAGAACAGGCAAATCTAGGTTAGCTGCATGGATGCTCATTGTTGAGGCATTGCAGGCTGACAGAGGTAATGTGTGGTATGTAGCCCCAACGCAGGGGCAAGCCAGAGACATTATGTGGCTCACGTTGTTGGAACTTGGGAACCCAGTGATTGAGTCCTCCCATGTCAACAATATGCAGATCAAGTTAGTCAACGGTGCTGTCATCAGTCTAAAGGGTGCTGATAGGCCAGAGACAATGCGAGGTGTCTCATTAAAGTTTGTGGTGCTCGATGAGTACGCAGACATGAAGCCTTCAGTGTTTGAGCAGATCCTTAGACCAGCACTAGCAGATTTAAAGGGTAAGTCCCTCTTTATTGGTACACCGATGGGTCGCAACCATTTCTATGAGTTGTACAACTATGGTGAGAAAAACGATGATAAAGAATACAAGAGTTGGCACTTTACTAGCTTCGATAACCCACTACTTGACCCAAAAGAAATTGAAGCTGCAAAGAAGTCTATGTCTTCTTTTGCTTTCAGGACTGAGTTTATGGCTTCGTTTGAGGCTGCGTCTGGAGGCATTTTTAAAGAAGAATGGATAAAAGTAGATGAGGAAGAACCCAAGGATGGTCGCTACTTTGTAGCCGTAGACTTGGCTGGTTTCGAAAATGTCGCTGCTGCCACCACTGCAAAGAAGAAGAGGCTAGACCAGTCAGCAATAGCGATAGTCAAGGTAACGTCTGAGGGTTGGTGGGTTGCAGATATAGAGTACGGTAGGTGGGACATTAAGCAGACCGCACAGAAGATATTTGATGTGGTCCGTGACTATGAGCCTGTTTGTGTTGGCATCGAAAGAGGCGCATTAAAGAATGCCGTTCTACCTTATCTGTCTGATCTTATGCGTAAGTATAACAGTTACTTCCGTATTGAAGACCTCACACATGGAAACAAGAAAAAGACAGATAGAATCACTTGGTCTTTACAGGGCAGATTAGAGCACGGAAAGATTACCTTCAATGAAGGCCCCTGGAATAGTGAAATCATCGATGAACTGATGAACTTCCCTAACCCCCAGGTCCACGATGACTTGATTGATGCCTTGAGTTACATTGACCAGATAGCGATTGCAGAGTACACCTCAGACTATGAGGAAGACGATTACACACCAATGGATGCCGTTTCAGGCTACTAGGAGAGAGCATGGAAGAGCAAGAAAACGAATACAACGG